TCTAACTAAGAATGTAAAGTTACAATTAATTATTTAAAAAAATATGCATTTTAAAGAGTAGACTAGACTAGCCTTTAAAATGACATCTAAAACGTGTGTAAAATGTAAAGAAACTAAACTATTCGAACACTTTGGAAAACATAATCAAATGAAAGATGGATACTTGAATACGTGTAAATCGTGTATACGCGAGTATCGTAAAGGTTGGTACAAAGAAAATCGCGAGTGTGATTTAGAAAGACACAAAAAGTATTATGAAGAAAACAAAGAACATATAAAAGCACGCGTTCGTAAAAATTGGAATGATAATGCAGATGAAATCAATACGAAACGTCGCGAACTTTATAAAACAGACGATGCGTATAGAACAAAACGATTAGAACAGGGTGAAAAATATAGAAAAGAGAAACGACCCGAAAATCGTAAAAATAGACGTAAAAATGATGAAGCGTGGCGTATGGAACAAGTGTGTCGAACACGACTTTGGAACGCACTAAAAGGTGTCGCTTCAAAATCTGCACCAACGATGGAACTTATAGGGTGTTCAGGTGAAGAGCTCGTCGCATATTTAGAAACGACTAAAGTTGAAGGTAAAGACTATACGGATGTACACGTTGACCATATTATACCGTGTTCGGCATTTGATTTATCGATACCCGAAAACCAACGTAAATGTTTCCACTATACAAATCTCCAACTCTTACCCGCGCACGAAAATTTACAAAAATCAAATAAGATTTTATAATTTAACCCCCAAAACCCGGCGTAATTTTTGCATGATTTTAGGATCCGGAATAGCTTTACCCGATTCGTATGAAGAGATGATATCTGTTGATACGTTTATGAGACCCGCGAGATCTTTTTGCGTATACTGTTTTGCAACACGCGCTTTTTGAATGGTTAGTGCCGTTTCTTTACTGACCTTTTTGTGTGTACCTAACTCGATTTCATCGAGTTTTTGTTCCCTCGTTTTACCCGAATATTGACTCCGTTTGGGTAACTTTATTTCCTGTCCCATGAACTTAACATACTTTTCTTTTTCCTTTTCCTTGTTGACTTTACCGCGAATAATAACAGGATCCCAGTCTTGGTAATGGTTCATTTTATTTCAAAGAGACTTAAAATTTTAATTGGTGATATGAATATAATGAATTTTATAGTTGGAATATCAGTAACCTTTACTATACTTGGTATTATTGTCTTATCACTTTTATGTTCAAAATCATGTTGTCGCGACGATACCGATACTGAAACATAAAGAATTACGTGTGTAATACGGTAATGGAACCTATATATACATTCTTAATAATTTTTGGAATTATATATGGTTCGTGTATGTTGTTTAAAACAATGATTAAATGTTATTATTACTGTTTTCCATACAAAAATGAACACGTCGTTGAAACATAAAGATTTTATCGTATATACTAGTAACTATGATAGAAGTCTATACGGACGGAAGTTGTCTCGGTAATCCAGGACCTGGTGGATGGGCCTATCTTATAGAAAACGTGATAGGTCGGGGAGGTTCCAAGCTAACCACAAACAATATAATGGAAATGACTGCGGTTATAAAAGCACTCGAAAAGTGTATAGAAATAGGTTACGATGACGTGATTATATTTACAGATAGTAACTATGTAAAAATGGGATTACTCGAATGGTCTAAGAACTGGGAACGTAACGGGTGGAAAACGAGTAAAGGTGAAGATGTTAAGAATAAGGATTTATGGGTACACATGTTATACCTGTTGCGTAAAATTGAAAACGTTGAAATGAAATGGGTCAAGGCGCATAACGGAAACGAGAAGAACGAACGTGTCGATACAGTGGCGCGTGAGTACGCATACTTATTTTCTAAGAAAGAGTAATGAGTACACCAGAACAACACCAATGGTGTCCAAACCAGGAAAACCTTCTTAAACGTTGGGCCGAAAAGGCCGCCGGGTACCGGTGGTTACACAATCACGCCCGTGTTTTATATAAACGTCAGCACGATTGGTTATCGTACCCATCTATAATTATATCGAGCATTACGGGTGTTGGTGGTTTTGCGGTTTTGAGTCCCGATACGAATAGCATGTCGGACGATCAAAAACAAAAGATTATTATTTTCCAATACTTTTTTGCGTTCATGAACGTTATTGCGGGTATACTTACATCTATATCTAAGTTTAACAATTCCGCACGACTCATGGAAATGCACTCGGCTATGTCCGTACAATACTCGAAACTGTATAGGAACATAGATATGGAATTATCTTTGGAAACGCAACACCGCGAGGACGTTTTGGAATTCGTGAACAAAACCCGTGTCGAGTACGATCGATTACTCGACGAGGCACCCGATATACCTTCCGAGAGTATTAACGCGTTTAACGAAACGTTCCCTGATAAAGAAAACAAACCCGACGTGTGTAACGGTTTGAGTGTTATTAATTGTGAAGAAGATACGACTAGTCACAAAAACATGGTGCTCAGAAACTGGTTACTCAAAAAGCGACCGGGAACACCGACAACACCGAGACCTTCGGTCGAATTGAAATCGTATAATTCGGAAGAACAGGTTTAACTTTTTACATATGGGACACACATGTAAAAAGTAAAAAGTGATATTCCCGCCGGGTATCGATCCCGGGATATAGTCTTAACTCCGAACTTATGAACTAAATCATAACTTGACATACTTTAAAAAGTATAAGGACTATGTGATGACCATTTCACTACGGGAACCTATATAGTATACACACTTATTCTTTAAGTTACACACGCTTAAAAAATACATCCATATATACTATATGAAGTGCTGGTCTTGTGCACACACTCCGGAATATAAACGCGATCAAATTCGGCGAAACGTTCTCGAGAGTACGTATTCTAAGAAACCAAACCTCGGGTTTAAACGTCGCGATAATGCACGTCTTCGGTTACGGTTTAAGGAGGCTATAGAGTACGCCCACGATACGTGTTCGGGGAAATCGACGAACGAGTGTTTCAACGCATGGGACGAGGTTGACGAACTCGAAGACTCGATGATGCGGTACGGTATAAATTTGTATGACGATAGTAACATGCGGTACGGGTCACTTCTTCGACGCGCGTTTAAGGTTCGTTGGAACGTACGTAACGTCGAGGACCATCACGTTATACCAGCACAGTTCAAAAGCCACCCGATCGTGGAAAAGGTAAACTACGATATACACGCGAGCGAAAACATAATCATGATGCCCCGTGACATTATCGGTAATTTACGAACGAATCGACACACACACAGAGGCGGACACAAAGCGTATAATAGGTACGTGGGTGAAGTACTCGATTCCATGGAAACTATGGAAACACCTGAACCAGAATTTAGAAAGTTTGTTGACTTTTTAAAGATTGGGTGTCGTTTTCGTCCTCAAGATATACCGTGGAATTAGCGTAAATTACCACCCGTACTCGAGAACTTTCGTGGTTGCCGTGGGGTACCGTTTCGAGAAAAACTCGCGGTTCCCCCAATTACTATGTCCAATGGTACTGTTATGGCTACGGTCGATGTGTAAACAGTGTCTGAGATCTTTATAGTAAACACGCGCACCTCGCGCGATTATATCTTCGTGTTTCATGTCGACGTGATTATCTATGGGGAAGAAATATTTATAGTACCTTTTCATGTTATCGACGTGTATGAGGTAACACTTGGTACTCGAAATCCACTTAACGCGTTCGAGTCCGCTCTTTTCGTCACTTTCCTTATCCGGGTATCGCGATAAACAGTGGAAGAAACACATTTCGAAATCGTCACCCTTTTTGTTTATAACGTCCTGAATTTCCCGGTAAACGCGCTTATCTTTTATGATGACGTTATCTTCGAAAATAACCGCGTACTTGAGGTTTTGATCGAAACACCTTCGGTAAAACTCCATGTGGCCCATGTAACACCCAATAGCCCCTAAATTGAAATAGGTAATATCCGGTCGCGTTTTGTTTGCGTTATAGTGAAGTTTTAACGCCTCGCGGTAATAGTTCGGTTCGATTATTTTCTGGTACTTTTTGGCATTTTCGAGTTTCCTGGTATCCGTGCCGTATATGATTTCTAGAGGTACGGAACCGTCGTAGTGATCGAGAAACTTTTCGCGTCGATCGGCTGATGTTTCCAGGGTCAGAAGAAAACACTTATACTCTGGGTTTCGACGGGAACGACGTAACAAAAGTGTAACAAGTACCAGTAGAAGAATCGATATTAAAATCGGAATGAACATTCTTACTTAAAGAATACAAACATAATAATTTCGTGATACCGTGGCCGAGCGGTCTAAGGCGCCAGATTAAGGCTCTGGTTCGAAAGAGCGTGTATCATATCACATCCTCTGTCATATAATGGTTAATATTCCTGGCTGTTAACCAGGCAATCTGCGTTCGATTCGCAGCGGAGGAGTTTTTTTTATTAAAATATAAAAATATATGGAATATTAAGGATGGGATGTATTTATAAGATTACATCACCGTCGGGTAAAGTATACATAGGTCAGACTGTAAAAACTTTACATGAACGGATTAAAGGACACAAAAAAAGTAGTACGAACTGTACATTACTTAAAAGAGCTATAGATAAGTATGGAGATGAAATGAAATATGAAGTCATCGAAGAAATACCTGATGAAATACTCGACGAAAGAGAAATATATTGGATAAGGGAATACAATTCATTAGCACCAAATGGATACAATTGTAGTTCAGGTGGAAACAATAAAAAGAAATTATCACAAGCACTAAAAACCCATATATCTAAGGGTATGTCAAATTACAATTTACATAAAAACGGGTATTTGGGTTCTGTACTTATGAGAGGTAATAATTATGTACCGAGAATAACAATTAATAATAAAACCATTTATTTATCAAAGGGTTCGTTTAAAACTAAAGAAGAAGTTATAAATGTTTTAAAAGAATATACGAAAGATCCAGAAAACTTTGTTAAACCTTTAGGTTCAAATAAAAGAACTGTTGGATGTATACATGCTTCGAGAAATACATGGTATGTTAAATATAAACATAAACATTTGGGAACGTTCAGAACGAAACACGAAGCTGAAACGTTTTTAAACACGTATTTACAAATTTAGCAAACGATTCGCAGGTTCGAACCCTGTCGCGAGCATATTTCTCTAGTCGAGCTCGTGTGGCCAAGTGGTAAGGCATTTGTTTTGTATTTTGATAATTTTTTAAAGCGTGTCCCACATTTTAAAAAGTTTTGTCGTCTAACAGTAATAGAGCAGGCCGAGCATGTTTTTATCGAATTGGCTCGTTTTTAAAATCGTGTTAGCGGCCGTTACGGGTCTCGTGGACTACCCACTCGCGGCGGACGTTTTATTGAAATACGACGACGCGAATAAACTATACTTGGAAGGAAACTCTATTGATTACGTGTCGAACGTCGTTTTGTATAAAGGCGAGACGAGTTACACTTTAGGTACAGGTGATATTCTAAACAAAACAACTACGACCGCATACGAAGTAGTTTTACCATCGAGTTCTGTACATGGTACG